ACCAGTTGAAAGAATTTCCAACTCTATGAGTAGGGAACATTTGTGATAATAACTGATCCATATCAATCAATCATCGTATACTAAGCACTCTGGGGCACTTGGATTGTTATCGCAATATAGTTCCAAAGATGAAGGATCGTGATGATCTTCTGGATGACGCTCTGCGTATGCTTCTAATTCTTCTAGTTCGCCTTCAATATGACGACGGCGTTGGGGTGATAGTTGAGGGTTAGCAAGTTCCTCTTTATCTGCTTCAATATGCTTTTCGATGCTTTCCATGTTTAGTTACCTCCGTATACATTATTTAGTGCCATGATTTGATGCTCTATCCTTTAGACCATAAGAGTCTCGTAGAAGTCTGAGCGTTGTCAGAAACTTACCAGATGTTCCACTTAATGGATCATATGAGTGAGTTACCTCTCCAATTAAATATACACCACTACTTTCGGTATCATGTGGTTCTTCCCTTCCATCTTGTGTTGGAACTTTATTAACCAATCTGATATCAATCTTATCGCCAGCACAAATATCTGGATTACCAGGAATCACAACTGTACAAGTTTGATTTTTGAGTAGTTCATATCTTGCGATAGATTGAGTAGCATAGTATTTTTGCCAATCAGCAAACTTTGATGGTGAAGTAGATCCATCTTTTTCATCTGGAGATGCTGGACCTGCCTCATTATACCATGTTTCATGATCTAGTAGTATAGACATAATCCTTGTGGGATATTCACTCATTTCTATTTCGTTTGCTGGAACTAACGTTAGACCTTCTTGACCACCTAGATGTGCCATATTGTCATAACTATCCTTGATCTTATAGACATATTCTTCATATTGACCAGTTGAGTGGTTGAAGAATACAACCAAAGAAGAATATTTTCCTTTTCTTAGAGATTGTAAAAGATCAACTTCAGATCCAAAATAAGATTCATAGATACGAAGACGTGTATCACTACCATCATCGTCTTGTGATCCTAAAGCTTCATAATATGGACCCCAGGACTTTGACTGGAGACTTTTTGGTCTTTGCTTACTATCATCGTCAGCGCATAGAGAATCAACGGCAAAGAAATTATACCCCCTTCTTGATTCCCAAAACAAAAATCCGCCACTTCCCTTTATACTTTGAGATGTCTCTCCTTCAGACTTCTCGGTTTTGTTTTTATCTTTTTTATCTTTCTCAGACGTATATTCTGTGTTAGTAGAAACACTGTTTCTAGTAATAGACTTTAGAATATTAAAAGGAGTCCTTCTATTTGGTATAAATTTTACCTCAAACTTTGAAGGTTCTGTGCTAATTTCTTTACCTGTCTTGATACTGTTTTGTAGTAAGTCTTTGAGAATATTCTCTGGATTACCAGATAATGGTTTTGTTACTCTAGTAGATTCGTTGATAATTGCCTCAAGAGAAATCAAACCCAAAGTATATGTTTGTTGTTTCTGTCTAGCAAAACGATTTGATACTGTCCAAACATATAAAGTGTAATCTACTGGTTCTTCAGAAAAACTGGTAATAATAGAGATTTCTACTTTTTCTCCACCCTGAATTGGCAGTGTCTGTAACAAAGCAACTCCATCGACAATATCCATCTTCGCAGATAAAAATGGAACATCAACGCATTCACCATACTCAAATGAAGTTATGATGTTTCCAATCTCATACGGATCTTTACCATTATTGGGAGTGAGTTTTACACTTTTAAGTCTAAAATCTGTTGGTGATGTAAACTTTTCCATAATTATGCTTCTAAGATTGAATTGTAGATTCCGCTTGGAGTCCAACCTCTAGGAGATGAAGATGCCTGTCCCATAGCAGCTAATATAGCAGCACTAGAATCTCCACCACTAGATTGTGGTTGTTGTGTTGGGACATTTAGGAAAGCAAGTTGAGTTTTCGCAGCACGATCAGCAGCGTCAGTAGTGGCAGAAGCTTGTAGAACACCATTGCCAGTATCAGCATTAGCAGATGCCCATGGATCAGATCTTGTATCATTTGGATCTAAACCAAGACCTTCATTGAATTTGTTTAATCTATCTTTATTCTTTTCTCTTTGTTTTATTATCAACTCACCAAACTGTTCAGCATCAATTAGTTGCCCAGAAGCGTTGAAATATTTGTTGAACCAATCACCAAATAATGGTCTATCTTTTACAATAGATCCAACACCAGGAATAGATAGTTTTTCTCCTTTCGATTTTCCGTCACGTTTTATAAATGCGGCAGCATTTTGAGACTGATCTCTAAATTTTGCCATAGTTTTCAATAAAGCAGATCTATCTCTAAGAACTACTTCCGCCACCATTCCAGATGGTCTTCCTGATGATGGTGGTTCCAAAGAAAGTCCAGATGGTAATGGAATAACTTGCTCTGGAGTTATTCCACTTGGAGTTTCTGCTGCCCTTTCATTTGGACCTTCTAGATTCTCTTGTGCGGCAAGATGACTGATAGCATCTACTTTTTTATTGTTTGCGTTAATTCTTTCTAGGTGTAAATGGGTATAATCATGTGTTATACCACTGCTATCTGTATATGGATAATATACTACATCAGCAATATGCTCACCTGCTTTTACTGTATCTCCCGTTTTTACAGTTGGTGTAACATGTCCATAAACATATCGAGTCTTATCGGCATGTTCAACAATTACTGCTCCACCGTGTTCACCATATCCATTATTATATGCGTCAATTACTTTTCCATCTTCAATTGCCATCACGTCTGCTCCCACGTCAGTGCCAATATCAACACCTTCGTGTTTATAACCTCTTCTTTGTTCAGCAAAATTTGTTGTAGTGCCAGAGTTTCCTGCCGTCAGAGTAGCTGGTCTGCCACCAGCAGGTGTTGGTAAAAACTTTTCTAACAAAGGATTGACACTTGCCGCAGTTCCTGTAAAAGCACTTCCAGAAAGTCCTCTACTTCTTCTATTTAAAAATCCTTCGTTTGGACTTCTTCCAAGTGGATTTTCGTCGTTGTTTCCATTACCAAACAACCATCTTGACAATTGACCACCAAGTTTTTTGATCCAATCAGTAAGTTTTTTCCATCCTTTTGTCCACCCATCTTCTTTTTCATAATAATGCTTCAGACCTTCTGCCTGAAGAATGCCGTATCTCTTACGATTTCGATAAAGAACGTCTAATCTTGCCTGTTCTTCTTGTTCAAATATTTTCTTATTGAGTGGTTTAACTAATTCATCTTTTCCTCTTCCGCCCTCACCAACTCTTACGAGAACACCATCTTTAGATCCTGTAATTCTAGCGCCACCAGCAAGTTGGGGAACAGTTTCTTTGTTCTCTCCACCACTGCCACCAGCAATAGCATCATAAATTGCTCCACCAGCAAAATCACCAAGAATACCACCAGCAATAGTTCCAACACCAGGAACAGGAATCAATGATCCCAATCCAGCACCCAAAGTAGCACCAACTGCTTTTGCTGCTGCTCTACCTACAGGTTCTCCTAGAGCAAGACTTACAGCAAAATCAATCAGTCCACCAAAAATAGGAATTCTCTTGAAGATTGGACGCAAGAATGGCATCAAACCTCCCCTACCAAACATTCTCGTAGCATTTCTAGCAAGGAAGTTTCCTCCCATCCTATTGACCATGCTACCTTTGTTTGTTCCAAGTGCTTTACCAACACCACCAGCGGCACCGCCAAATCCGCCGCCTCCACCAATGCCAGGACCACCCATACGCATTCCGAAGAAATCACTCAAGCGACTTACAAGTCCACCTATAAATCCACCACCTTTTCCACCTTTTCCATAATCTTTGTCTGGTGTAAGATTACCAGAAAAATCATCTTCTGTAAATTGACTCTTTTCACTTGCCGCGAGCATTCGTGACATCATTTGTTGCTGTTCTTGAGCAGCCTGGAGTTGTAACATCTCCTGACGCTGAGCAATTTGAGCCTGTAGTTGACCTAAAGACTTGATTCCTTGAACTACTTGAACATTTACCTGCTGAACACTATCAACTGCTTGAATAGTGGAGTTACTAGATGAGACAATGATTTGTCCAATCTGATTTAGAATACCAGCAAGATCTTTTACTTCTGTTGCTGTAGTATCAACAGCAACATTAGTATTTTGCTTGGTTTGTCTGAATTGTGATGTAACTAACGCGCCACCCAGAACGTCTGGATTTATTGCTGGTCCTGCTCCTCCACCAGGAAACCCAGATCCTCCACCTCCACCACCAGGAGATACAATATTTGCTAATGCTCCACCAGTTGGTTTTGAAAAATCGTAGTTAAATCCACCCCTAAAACGAGATGATTGAGTTCCAGAAGGATCTCTACCAGGACCAGGATCTGTCTCAAATCTACCTCTAGTTCTGGCAATTCTGTCTCCACCAAAACTAGACCCTAATGCTCTCTTGAAAAAATAACCTTTTTCACCCATACCCTCATCTTTGAGGGTAGTACCTTGAGATTTTGCTTTCTTGGAAGCATAGGCACGCTCACGCGCTGCCATGTTAGATGCTTTGCCTATTCTACTACCAATAGCACCAGCAATAGCACCTAGGTAGTTCCTATCGCTTCTAAGATCTGTTGGTGTTAGGTATCCGTGTGCCATTAGCGTTGCTTAGCTGCTGCTTCCTGTTGTTGTTTGACTTGTTCCAGATGTTGCATCAATAGAGCGACATATACCTGTCGCTCAAATGGCATCATGTTTTCAATTTCACTCAAGCTATATTTATGGTGCTGCATCAAAGCAAAGTTGGTTTTATAATACCCTTCCAAAGTATTATGGAAGAGTGCTATCCGAAAAAATTGGCAAGACCAGAAATAACGATGTCATTCTCAACTCCAGTTTTTGGATTTTTGATTTTAATGGTATGTTCCAGTTTTGGAGCAGTTTCAAAGAATTTTTGAATTTCTTCAAATTGGTTATTTGTCAAACCTTCCAAAAATTCAACAAATTCCTTCTTAGAAGTTGTTGAACTGTCATATACGTCTTCTTTGTCAAAAATCTGATCGATACAACCAGCAATAATTTCAATTACACCATCAGCACTTGGAGCAGCACCAATAATCGAAGATCTAATAAAATCATCAAATGCTGGATATTTCATCATAATACCCATTTCTTCAGATAGCATAACTTTGTTGCTATGACCTTCTGGTTTCTGAACTTGAACTTCTGTCAAATTCAAATTATACTTAACTTGCGTTTCTCCGTCATCTTGACAAGTAATATTCATTTCAACAATTTCGCCAACTGACGCAGCACGAATATTGAGGAAAATATACTCCAAATCAAAAATTGCTAAATCTTCGAGTTTTACCCGAGATTGGATACAACCCTTCAATAGAGTTTTTACAGCATCTTCAATCTGTTTATCGTCCTGAGACTCCATTGCCAGTAAAAGTAGTTTTTCTTCTTTTACTACAAATGGACGATATTTGATTTTTTTGCCTGATGAAGGAATTTCCAACTCATAGGTTGGAAGGACAACTTGTGGTAATGCCATTATGCGTAGATCAGATCATATGTATATTTAGCGCGACTTTTTGACCCAAAAATTGGCGGAAAAAATTTTCCCCATTTTATGGAATTGAAAAGTCAATTTTAGGATCAAAACTTGACTGGTGATCCATCTGGCATCAACAATGGTGGTTCGGGTTGTCCATTCATCAAGACTCCAGTAGCACTATCTCTTTCACCAGCAACAGATCCAGGACCATATGTACTTCCCCATACTGTTGGATTTTTTGGTTGTGCTGCTGCTTGCTCCTGATCAGCTGCTGTTGTTGTTGGCTCAGCTGCTTTTGTAACTGCTGATGGTTTTATGGCAGCATCCTTAACACCAGAAACCTCAGAAGTAGTTGTATAGTGTCTTTGATATTTGAACTGTGCTGTCACCTTTGTAATCTGAGATGATCCAAACTGTAGAGGAACGGCATCAATAGCATATGGATATGCTTGCTCCAAAACATAGGTAATTGGTTTTCTTTGAGTGGTTGAACTTGGACCAATTTCCGACTTGGTAATTTTTATCGTTGCCGCGTAGTCTTTTTTATAATTCAATCTTACTACCCTATTTTCATCAGTTCCAACTTCAGAATAAATCTTTCCATACCAATCATTCAAAAATTTCAACACTGTTAGATTAGCATCTAACATAAATCCCAGTTGAAGTTCTGTAAAAACTTTGGTGTGTGGGTAATCTACATTACCGAGACCCGTGTATAAACCATTGATCGATCCAGTTGCTGTGTTGATGTTTGGCAATTGCGCTTCGTCGCAAAAGAACTCAACAATTTGTTCATCAATAGAAACAGGAGTTCCCTCAAACTTCACAATGAAGTTATTGGAGAACGACATTCCTCCCTGATTCGCAATTGTGGATAAAAACGTG